CCTATGTTATCGCACATCTTTTCTATACGTTTTAAAGATGCGTTAATGTGATCTATATCTTGAATCATAATATCCTCATCGTGTCTGAAAGCCTTCATTGGCGATTCCTTAAGCTATAAAATCCTCAATTGATACTTTCACCTTGTTTCGTTTAGCCAATTCAACCATTTTACGTACATGTATTAAACGCGGCTTACGTCTACCACACTCCCAATTGCATATAGTACCGGATGTCACTTTAAATTCTTTACAAAATTCTGATTGCTCTAAGCCTAATGATAGACGTAATTTCTTAATGTTTTGTGATGCGGTCATAATCCCTCCCAATTAGTGCGTTTTATAACTTATTGATTATGCTATAGTCAATCATTACTTTGCAAAAAGAATATTATTGTATGTTGACATTAATATTCTTTTGGAATAACCTTGTCGCTGTTATGTTAACTATTAGTGATGAGGAAAACAATATGATATACAATAAAACCCAAAGCATGATGCTTCTACAACCGGTTAAAAGGAATTTAACCATGACACCAAAGCAAAGACTTCACAGCTACGTTGATGAATTAATCCTAGACAAAGCTAAGCGCGGCTCCGATGGTTACTATCTATCATTAGACAATCTTGACGATGATGAACAAGGCCAGTTAGCCGTTCTATTATTAGAAGTTGATGACCGCGACACTACCGACTGTTTCCACGAAGACGATAAATACACGATTGATGACAATATTACTTGTGCTTTATTAAATCTATTAAAAAATGATTCAACCGATAATAGAGAAGATTTAGCAACCCTTATTAGAAACAACACAATCAAAAAATATTCTAAGCGTATGGAGTCATTACTTGATGAGCACTGCAACGACATGTTCGTTTCAGAAATGAATGACGCGGGTTATTCAGCCTATCACCACAATGACAATGATGAAATTTACTGGAGTCGTCACGCATGAAAGATTTTATTTCAGCTTACGAACGTACACATTTCACATTAATACAAAATCTAAAATATTTTATAAAGGGTATCAAATAATGTTATCGATAGAACAACAAGAAATCCGCAAGAAAGGTTTAGGCGCAACTGATTGTGCAGCTGTCATGGGCTTAAGCCCTTACAAAACTCCTTACGAGTTATGGTTACAAAAAACAGGACGCCAAAGTGATACGGCTATTTTGAGCGAAGACCGCTTAAGATTACGTCACGCTCACGAAGAAACAATTGCTAGAGAATATGCGTTCCAACGTGAAGTTAAATTGAAGCGTGTTAATCAAACAGTCTTCCATAAGAAATTCCCATTCATGCTATGCAATCTTGACCGCGTGATTATCGGCCAGCGCAAAATTGTTGAGTGCAAAAGCTCGACTGGCTTTATGCGTGCGGCCTGGGGTTTGAGCGGCAGTGATGAAGCTCCGATTCATTACATATTACAAGTACAGCATCAAATGGCTTGTACTGGTTACGAAGAAGCCGATATTGCAGCTTTGATTGATATTGATGACTACAGAATATTTCCAACACCACGTAATGATAAGGTCATTCAGAAAATCGAAGACTCTTGCGAAAGATTCTGGCTTGATCATGTGCTAGCTGATATTCCACCCGCGCCGACTACAAGAGGCGATTTAAAATTAATGTACCCACTTAATAATGGCAGTTTTATTGATGTGCAGCCTTCTATTAAAGAAACCATCTCTTTTATAACCAATATAAAAAGTGACATAAAAAATATGTCAAAGGATATAGAAAGCGCTGAAAAAGAAATTATTCAATTCATTGCTGATAAAGACGGTATTACCGAAGAAGGCAAAGTGATTGTCACTTTTCAAGCAAACAAAAATGGCGTGCGTTCATTAAGAATTAAATAAGGGGAATTATCATGGCTACACAAAGACAAGAATTAGTTACAACACAATTTAATTTTGTACCGACTACCTTAAAAGAAGCTCAAGAGTACGCCACTATTTTTGCGAATAGTGGGCTTTGTCCAGAAGGCTATAGAGGTCGACCAAACGATATTTTAATCGTTTGGCAAATGGGTAAGGAATTAGGACTAGAGAAGATGCAAGCCCTGCGTACATTGGGCTGCATTAATGGAATGCCTTTTGCTTATGGTGATGGTCTTCTTGCGCTTATCAAGCGCAATCCTCACTTTGAAGATATGAAAGAATGGTTCGAGGGCAGCATTGAGACGAGAGACTTAACCGCATTCTGCACAATGATGCGAAAGGGTAAATCACCTGTTACCCAAAAATTCAGCATGGAAGATGCAAAGCTTGCGGGATTGTGGGCTAAGAAAGGCGTGTGGCAACTATATCCGAAGAGAATGCTACAGCATAGAGCACGTGGATTTTGTGCTAAAGATGCTTTCCCTGATGCCTTATTCGGTTTAATGTCTCAGGATGAAGTCGAAGGCATCGTTGAAACTTCAACTGTTGTGCCAATGCCTAGACCTAGAAATAAGGGTATGCAAGGGCTTGAAGAGTCTTTAGGTATAGCCGAAGACACAAACATAATCGATTGCGAAGCTGTGGTTGTAGAAGATGCAAAACCTGAGAAAGAAAATTTAGTTGAGTTAAAAGAATTGATCGAGAGTCGGAAAGTCACGAAAGCGAGTATCACCATTACGCTTAAGAAATTTGGTGTACAAGCATTTGAAGGCTTAACCGATGAACAGATTGATAAATGGACGAGTCATTTAAAATCAAGGGAGAGTAAATAATGCAATTTAATGCTAAACAAATGAAAGAAGATGCTTTGCCAGCGAAAGGCCAATATCATTTCACGGTGTTACATACCCGTGAAAAGACGTCTAGTAATGGCAATGATATGTTTATCTTTAAAATGAGATTAGAACGGAATCACAAAGTATTTAATTTCTTTTCAACCGTTATGCTTATTCCAAAAATGTTTTGGCAATTTGAACATTTTTGTCACGCAACCGGAATGCCAGAGAAGATCGACGAGGGTAATCTCATGGCGCAAGAATGTGACGGAAAAGAAGGCTATCTTGAAATGGATCACCGTGTAAATAAAGAAACCGGTGAGATCGAAGCCTACGTGAAAGACTTCTTGAAACCTGAAGCAATAGTGCCAGAAGAACCTGCTTTTGTTGATGACGATATCCCACCATTCGATTGATATTGACTAATGTTTGCGCTAAACTGTGCGGCTTGCAGGGAGGCGCAAATGGTTTCACGATGTTGTTCCACGGAAGTTTATATTGAAAATAATGATTATTCGTATTATGTTTGCCACAATTGTGTAAGACCGTGCGAACTAAAGGAAGTCAAACATGGCAATACCAGTGTGGGAAGAAATAGAAAAGACTTCAACGGATATAACTCAGAGAATGCTAGTACCTGGCGGCTGGCTTGTATGTCGAATAAACGGAAGTCGCCTACCACAGAGTTTAGGAACCTGGTTTGTAGATGATCCCAAACATGAATGGGATGTAACATAAAATTTTATGGCAGCGGGCGAACAACTCATCACTAATGAAACAGTTTGCAGTCTTTATGACAACCGCGCCACCTTTTTATGGCTGACGATACTTAAAGCAAGCAATGTCGACTAAGCGACCCCTTTAGGGAAAATAAGCCGCCTTTTATGGCCGAAAATACTTTCACCCTGCTAAAAAGATAGGACGTATAATACTAGTTAAACAATCCCGATAGTTAGCTTGTATGTTGAAGGGAAGATAGGCCATCCATTCAAGGAGAGAAATATGCCATTAGTCTCAGGAAAGAGAGCAAAGACTAAAAAAGGATTTTCCGAAAACGTTAAACGCGAAATGGAAGCGGGAAAACCTCAGAAGCAAGCGGTCGCTATTGCTTATAGCCAAGCCAGAAAAAAGAAAAAGAAAGCTTCTAAAAAATAATTATGCTGTTATTATGCGTGGCATCTAAATTAAGGAAGCCACTATGTATAAAAAAATAACCGGAATCGCGTTAACTCTTCTTGCTCTGAATGCTCACGCGGTATGTAATGTTACCTCTATATTACCCGAAGATCAGAAGGCTGCACTTCAAGAAAACAAAGAAGTTTATTTTAGAAGCGCACATGCTTACTACATTATTAATAACACACCTAGTGTTCAAAGTTATAAATTATGCAATCACACTTCTCTTTTCGGTAAGCAAAATTTCTTAAACGAACAATGCACACATCAAATTATTAAACCTGGAAAAAGTTATTTAATGAAAGAGAACCTATATACTTATGTTAATTTTCAAAAGAAAGGTCAAATAGTAGATGTGAAAATTTCTTCTACGATTGAAGGTGAATGCAATTTCAAGCATGTCATTAATGAACAATTAAAGGTACATGGATGATTGATATAGTATCACTCATTATTTTAGGATTAATGATTATATTATTTATTCCAATTTTAATAATGTTTTATATATTTTTCAAAGATTCAATGGCCTAAATTAATAGGCCATATTCAATATTATCTGATACGCATACCTGTTATATTTCCATACCCAACTGATGTACCACTTGCACGAGAACTTGTGGCAACTAAGTAAATAGTGGTAGTTGCTGAAAGATTAAATATGCGCATTGGAACGGGGCCACCTACTGCATTAGAGGCAGTTGGTGCAGATAATATTCTAGTTTGAAAAGCAGTAATAGGTTGCGTTGCACTTGTATTATTAATAGATAAAGAGAGTGCCTCACCCGCAGCCACACCTGCCGGATTCACAGTAATGTTACCTAAAACAAGCCAGCTCCCAGCTGTTAAACTAATTGAGGTAACATTTATTGCAGTATTAGCAGTTAAACTAACTGCTGAACCTTCTACAACTTGAGCTGTGATAGATTCACCCATAAATCCAGCCGTACCTGCCGCACCACTTGTTACGCCTTGAATGTTAATACCACCTGTACCGCTAGAAAAAATATTTCCGCTTACATTGGGATCACTTCCCGTAAATGCGATTGAAGGTAGGTTGCCGGTGGCAGCATTTTGTAATTGTATGTAATTAACCGCTGATGCCGATCCATTAAATACAACCATTAAATTACCATTAGCATCCTTAAGGCCACTAATAATAATAGGTGTATTAATTGTTGGATTAGTTCCTAAAACAGGTGCACCAGTTCCAGTATAAGCAACCCAGCCTGGCACTCCAGAACCATTAGTAAGTAACGCTGCCAAGTTTACCGTTGCAAGAGCACTTACCGCTGAACCTGTAGCAGCATAGTAAGCTAAATTGTTTATGGTACCTGAATTTACAACACCAGCACCTGCAACTGGCGTTTCAGCACTCCAGGATGCAGCGCTTGTACCTGACGCTAATATACAAGTAACAGTTGCAGATGAATTTGCACCAATCGTTGTTATCGTATTAGCACCTGAAGATT